TGACCGCCCCCCAGCGCTGTCCCCGGCCGGCGCGGCGGCCATTGCCGCCTCCACCGACGTCGTCATCCCCATCAAAGTGGATGCCTACAGCGTGCGGGGCATGAATGAGCTGACCGCCCAGATTGACCGCTTGCGGAGCATCTACCCGGACGTGCATGTGGCGGGCTGCCTGCCCACCATGTGGTACCGCTCGGACACGGTGGAGCAGGGGGAGAGGCTGCTCCGGGAGCAGGCCCCGGTCCATGTCTTTGCCAGCCACATCCGGCGCAGCCCCAAGGTGGACGAGTCCACCTGGACGGGGGAGCCGGTGGTGAGCTGGTCGCCCCGCTCCGCGGCGGCCCAGGATTACCGGGCCTTTGTGACGGAGTTCCTGGGAGAGGGGGCGGCCAAGTAATGGCCAAGTTTGACATCACAGCCGCATTCCAGGCCGCAGTGGGCGCCGCCGGAAATGTGTCCAAGTCGGACACATCGCGGGAGACCATCGAGTACATCAGCCTGGACAAACTGGAGGCTGACCCGGGCAATTTTTACAGTCTGACCGGCCTGGAGGACCTGGCGGCCAACATTGAGCTTTGCGGGCTCCAGCAGCCCATCCGGGTAAGGCCGATGGAGGACGGGCGATACGTCATCGTATCCGGTCACCGGCGATGGTCGGCACTCAAACTCCTGCGCGGCACAGAGGGGAGCGGGGACCGATGGGCCAGCATCCCCTGCATCGTGGAGCGGTACGAGGCATCACAGGAACTCCGGGAGCTGCGGCTGATCCTGGCCAACAGCTCCACCCGGGTGCTTTCCCCGGCGGAGGTATCCAAACAGGCCCAGCGGGTGGAGTTGCTGCTCTATCAGCTCAAGGAGCAGGGCTATGAGTTTCCCGGCCGAATGCGCGACCAGGTGGCGGCGGCCTGCCAGGTATCCGCTCCCAAGCTGGCCCGGCTCAAGGTTATCCGGGAGCACCTGATCCCGATTTATTTGGAGCACTTCGACCGAAATGTGCTCTCAGAACAAACTGCTTACGCTTTGGCACGGATGGAGACCGCGCTCCAGGAGCGGCTGGCGAATATGCTGCCGAACCTGCCCACCGGGAGCCGGGCGGAAGAACTGCTGGAGCTGTCCAAGAGCGGTATAGACTGGCGTCCCACCTTCTCCTGTCCCGACGGGAGACCCTGTACCCGGAAGGACGCCTTTCTCCGGCACGACTTGGACTGTGGATACGGTGAGTTGTGCAAGGGAGAGACCTGCTGCCTCCGGTGTCCCAAGGCCAAGACGGCATATTATGCCTGTGAGCGCATGTGCTCCAAGGCCAAGGCCGCCCGAAAGATGCAACGGGACGAGGAGGAGGCCAGGGAAGCCAAGCGCGAGGCGGAGCTCCAGGCGGAAATCCAGAAAAATGTGCAGCTCCGGGCCAAGAGGCTGGCCGCGGCCGCAGATGCCGCTGGGCTGGAAAATGAGGCATCCATCCTCATCTCAGAGTATGGACGGGGCCTGACAGTCGGGAAACTGCGGGATTGGGCCGCAGGCCACTTTGACCAGGATGATAGGCTGTATCCCAGTACCCTTAACGCTAGGGACTTCAGTGACCCGGTCCGGCTGGCCAAGGATCTGGGGTGCTCCACGGACTACCTGCTGGGTGTTACGGACGAGCTGACCGGCCCGCCGGAGGCCTCTACATCCGCAGCGAAGCAGGCCCGGGAAACTGCGCCGGACAGCGGCGATGACGACGGCCCCTGGCATTGGTGGCCAGAGCAGCCGCAGAAGAGCGGCCTGTACTGGTGCATCACGGGCCCTATGTCCCAAGGTGGGAGTCTCTACTGGTGGAGTGCTGAGGAGGAGAGATGGGAGCACGCGGCCATGGCCTTCCCGCTATCGCCGACCGTGACGATCTGGATGCGGTGCCCGCAGCTCCCTGAGAGTATGGACTGGGAAAGGCAGGAGGACCCAAATGGCGAAGAATAAGAAAACACACCACCGCCCCGGACCGGGTAAGCCCCGGGGCGCGACCTATGCCCAGGTGCTGGCCCACAAGGCGGCCGTCCGGAAGGGGCTGGAGCAGGCCGCCAGGGACGCCACGGTGCAGGTACAGGCGGATACCCATACCCAGCGGGCCATGTGGCTGATGGTGTGCTCCATCGCCGACGCCTATGGCTTCGGCCCCAAGCAGCTGAAAAAGTTTTTCACCGCGCTCCAGGACAACACGGACGAGCTGGAGCAGATGCGTGCAGAAGTGGACGAGGAATATGCCTTTGAAAAGCTCCGCCAGAAGGCGCAGGCGGTCACTGGCATGGAGGTGCATTACCTCTATGAGCAGGAGGCTCTGCTGGCTGAGATGCAGGCGGCCAAGGAGGGGGTGTTAGCCCATGAGTAAGCGGATAATCCAAACCACACCCAGCGGCGAGTGGGGTATCCCCGGTGTGGATCTGGCAACCCTGCCGCCCAGGGTGTACGGGGCACTCTGCAAGCTCAAGGACATGGAGGCGCTGCTGGAGGTCATCAACTCTCCAGCAGTTCGGGCGTGGGAGCGGGACGACGCCATCGAGCAGTTGATCTGTATGGGCAACTAAGGAGCCGGAGATGGAGGCGCGAAAATGAAAGTACCTGCAGAATTTGAGGACGTGTTCCAGGGTGTCGAGTTGACGGAACGCGAAATCGGATTTTTGACCTGGCTGGCAGGGTGGGATAGACGCACGATTGAGAATCTTAAATCGCTGATCCAGAAAATCCGGGCCACACGGGTAATCGGTAATGCCCTCCAGACCAGCAACGAGTCGCTGGCACCATCGGCCAGCCGCCAGCCAGGGGGAGCGGAGGCGAAGGAATGAAAAAGACCAGCATTAAAGAACTACGGAGTTTCTCAAAAGCGGAGCTAATCTGATATGTGCAATATGTGGAAGGAGAACCGCTGCGGGCACATCACACCGCTGCGCGCACATATATCTACGAGCTGCGTCTGGAGAGGGTCAACAAACGGTACGATGCAGCAGTAAAGAAACTAAGCTCCCTGACTCAAGGAGACAAGACTTTGCAGGGGCTTGTGGAGTGGACAAAAGCCCATGAAACAGTCTCCCGCTGCATAGCCGAGTTAGAGCGGTTGGAAAAACTGCTTTATGGCTAGCAATGAGGCTCCGGCCCTCTGCCGGGTGGAGATTACCCGCTCCACCCGCCTCCTTTTGCTTTGCGGGTGTCCGGCAGAGGGCCGGAGACAGTTTCAGTGGGGACGAGAATGGACAAGGACAAGTGTTATGGATGCCGCTGCCAAGAATGCCGGTGGCGTGGGGCCGGGAGCCTATGTCATTATAACGAGCATGGGGAGCATACCAGCCGGTGCTCATGGTGTAGTAGAGCGATATGCAGACTTAGCCCGAAGCTGCCCGAATGGAAGACGGCGAGTTTCGCATGCAAAGGATTTGAAAGGAAGCGCTGAACAATGGGAAGGGCGATTGATAAACAAACGATGCTAGGCCTCATCATCGATGCAAAGCGCACAGACCCGGAAACAGGCAGTTTTGCGGAGTGGCTTGCGGAGTATCTGGCTGAGCATATGCCCACCCTCACCCCGCCGAACGAGCCGCTGACGCTGGATAAAAAGCGTATGATTGCAAAATCGTGTTTGCATTACAGCAAATCGGGGAGCTGTACCCTTCGGGGATATGCTCCATTAGATTGTCCAAGGTGCAAAGAGTGGCAGAGCAACGAGTCGAACGAGCCGCTGACGCTGGAGGAGCTGCGGGAGATGGACGGGGAGCCGGTATATATTATCGCAAAGGATATGGGTATAGCAGAATGGAATGTGATCACAGGAAAAGAACCTATTGCCATTGCTTACGATTGTCCAATGCCTGGATTCAAGAGCGTGGTGGAGGGCATCGCGTTCGCCAATGGTAGGGCGTTTCGCGCTGGAGCTTACGGGATTACCTGGCTAGCCTACCGCCGCCCGCCGGAGGGAGAAGCCAATGCTTGAGGTTTGTCCCATTACACTGAAAGAGGCCAATGCCTTTGTGGAGCAGCACCATCGGCACCACAAGCCGGTCACGGGCCACAAATTTTCCATTGGTTGCACCGACGGAGAGAAAATCGTCGGCATTGCTATTGTACGTAGGCCGGTGAGCCGTTATCTTGATGACGGCTGGACTCTGGAGGTTAACCGCCTCTGTACCGATGGGACGCACAACGCTTGCAGTATGCTCTATGCCGCAGCCTGGAGAGCTGCCAGAGCAATGGGCTACCACAAACTGATTACATACATACTGGACAGCGAAAACGGGTCCAGCCTGCGGGCGGCTGGGTGGAAATGCGTAGGACAGGCTGGCGGGTTGCGGTGGACGGGGAAACGCCGGCCAGAAGTTGATCTATGCCCCGCCCAGATGAAAATCAAGTTTGAGATTGACGATGGGAAGCAGGTATCGCCGTGAGACACCAATACACACGCGCAGCGCTGGAGCAACTCCTCAAAGAGCACCCAGTCTGGATTGAGGGCGTGGGGCTGAGGCAGCTCCAGTGGGGCGGCTGGGAGATCGCCACTCACATCCACAACGGCCGCCTGTGCCTCAAGCATGAGGCAGACAGCCGGGGCCTGCTGCTCTCTCTGTATGGTCAAGTTTGGGTGGCCTTTGATGGACCTCCAGAGGAGTAGCAAAAAAACCGCCCCCGAAGGGGCGGTGAAAGATCTATTCTGCTGGTTCAGGAGGGCACTTGAGCGTCCAGCCGAAGTAACTCATGGCGGTGGTTTTTCGCTTTCCGCACATAGTGAGTGCGATTGCCCGAAAGCCGGAAGCAATCTGGTGGGCTGAGCGGTCTCCTTCTGGTTTCTCAAAGAGGGCGGTATTCTCCCGCGCCCAGAGGATCAGGTTGCGAACTGTGATCTCGTTCCCGCACGGGTCCACAAGAGTCCAGATCTTGGCTTCCTGGTTCGTCTCAAAACGGCCGGCGATAAGGGATTGCTGGGCCATAGCCGTGCCGAGCGCGAGATTGGCGGTTTGCCCGGCCGCAGAGAGCCTGGCCCTGGATTCATCGTTCCAGTGGTTTGAGATTCCGGCGTGTGTTACCTTCTTCCACTCGGCGGAGCACTCCTTAGAGCATGTGACGGTATTGGTACTGGCAGGAGAGGCGAACAGCTTGCCGCAAATGGGGCAGACCTTCCAATTCCGCCCCGCGTACTTCGGCGCGCAGTCGGGGCAGAACTGAGGCGTCGGGGTACCGTCCAGGGTGATCGGGAAATAGCGCCCGCAGCCCGGGCAGCGGGCATTCTGTTTCTTCCCTAAACAGCCGCAGGATTTGACCCGATTATATTTCAGGCCGGAGGAGCTAAGGAGAAAGACAGACCCGCAGTCGCATTTGCAGAGCCACATGACGAAACCCGCGTATCGCTGTTTCATCATTTTGACGCCCACCAGCCGCCCGCTGCGTTTCCCGCGCAGGTCAACAAGCTTTGCGTGTCCGCAGGATTTAGTTATGCCGGATAGAAGGTGTGGGCGGGAGACATAGACAAGCTTGCCACAGGAGCATCGGCAAGCCCACACGACGGATGACCCGGAGCGTTGTTCCGTCGGATACAACGCCGTGAGTTCGCCAAAGGTATGCCCAGTGAGATCTTCTTTCGGCAAAGCACCCCGTTTTCGCTTTTTGCCGTTTCCGCAGGTTGTCAAAGTGATCCCCCCTTAAATGAGTTCATGGGGATCGATGCCCAGCACGTCCGCCAGCGCAAGCAGGTTCTTAGCGGTGAGGTTTCCGGCCTCGGATTCTCCCAACTCGACCCGCTGGATTTGGCGGATATTGACACCAGAGCGCTCGGCCAACTGCTTCTGCGTCAGACCAGCTTTGACCCGCTCATAGGTCAGCCTGGTTGCGGTGGGGTACCTATCATATATGGAGGTGTCCCCCATCTTCTCGGCGTCCTTGACGGGCATCCAGACCCACTGATACGGCACGATGTGCCTTTTCAGGCAGCCCAGGATCAGCTCCTGTCCTTGCTTCATGGCTGTTTCCCAGTTCTCAGCCTCGATGATGGCCTTCATTCTCCCCACATATACCTGGGCGCCCGGAACGGGAGGGACATCCTCCCCGGCGGCTGGGTTACGCTTTAAGTCTGCAATGATGTAATACTTTTCCATAGTTGTCTCCTTACTAATCGTAATTAAGCGTACTTGACGCAGATGGAATTGAGAGTTTCGCGGCTGCCAGTCCAAGCCTTGTTGTCACGATCCCAAACCAGACCGAACTCGCGCATCATGCTGCGCACGGGGTAGGTATTGCCAGTGACGGTCAGGGCATCCATGTCGATGTCCACCAGGACGGGGTGCGCCAGGGTTCCGCCGACCTGGACATTGCGCACGAGGCCGGAGAACACACGGGCGGCTTCCTTCGCGGATTTCCAGGCGCGGCGCAGGCACTCGCCGAAGCTGAGAGAGGTGACCCACTTGAGGGACATCTTGCGCAGGTTCCAAGCGGCTTTCATGATCTCAGAGAGATTATACTTTTTCATGTTAGTTACCTCCTGGGGTTGTCCCCTCTTGATGATTTTATTATACGCTAATATTAGCGTAATGTCAATAGGAAGATGCTAATATTAGCGCAAAAATTTGAAGGAGTGATAAGATGAAAAACAGCGAATTGGTGCCGGTGATGCTGGTACGGGTGCCGGAGATATCGGCGGAAGCGAGGACCAAACTAAAGGCTGAGATTGAGTCGTCCATCTATGATGGTGTGCTCCTGCTGGACGAGTCTCTGCCCTATGAGGTGGTCGAGCTGCCTCTGCCGCGTGACTCCCCGGTAGAGCTCCTGGAGCCGGAATCCAGGCCACCCAAGGAGCCCCACGGCCGGAATGCAGCGGAGAAGCGGGAGATCCTTGACCGCCTCTATGCCTACCGCAAGAGCGCAGGGCTGGGCTGCTTTGAGCCGCTGGCCGAGGCTTGCGGCAAAGGGATTACACCGGATCTGTTCCGCCGCCTCTACAGCGGGGACGAGGTGGTGCCCATCCAAGTGTGGCGTCAGGTCGGCGCCGGCCTGGGCAAGCTGGGTGTGTCCAAGTTGGACACAAATGGGGGATAAGCATGGGAGACTGCGTCCGTATCGAGGAGTACCGGCACACCTGTGCTAATTGCTACTGGCACGATGACGCCATGTGGGCGTGCAAGCGCCCGGGAGGCTGGTGGTGGGATAAGCGGTATCATCGCTGCGCCGCCTTCCGGTGGCGGAACAGTCCGCCGGGGAGAAGGAAAGGAGAAACTCAACATGAAAAATAAGGACCTGCGGAGATTGCGCTGTCTGGTGAAGGCGCAGACCTTGTGGCACCTGGAGCGGCTGGCCTATCTGGACGGGTGCGGTGATGTGGGCCGTATGGTAGACAAGTTGACCCGGGACAAGGTGCTGGCCCTCCGCCAGTCTGCCGTCGGGCCATGGGCGGGCCGCTACGTGGCCCGGGCCAAGCGGGTGGACTGATGGCCGAGGGGCCGTGGTATTGCACATGCCAGAGGGCGGGGCCCCTGGTCAAAGAGTGCCGGGCGATTCGTCCCCGGCTGGCCCGCACGGACTCCAGGGAGGACCGGCGGGATAAAAATGAGATCATCCGCTCACCGCACTCAGCGGTGTGCCGGAGTCAGGCTGACCGGCTGGAGCTGAGGCTTGCGCTGTTCGGCTTTGAGGGTACACATTACACGCTCACCTATGATTCAGTTCATCTTCCACGGACGTTTCGGGAGGCCATGGCCACCAAGCGGGCCTTTATGGCCCGGGCACGCCGGTTCAACGAGGGCCGGCCCTTTGACTGGATTACCTGCGTGGAGGGACTGCACGGAGACCACCGCTACCACATCCACATGGTCCTGCGGTACAGTGATTTCCCGCCGGCCGTAGTGCGCCACCTGTGGCGGGCCGGGGAGGTGGACGACGAGCCGGTGCTCATGCCCACCGGAGGCTATCGTCGGCTGGCAGAGTACCTGACCAAGGAGCGCACCGACGGCATCATCATCCCCATCGGGCGGCGGCCGTGGAACTGCTCCAGGAGCTTGTCCCAGCAACTGCCTCCGCCGGAGCGATGGAGGGATGAGAGCGGCGTCATCGACATACCGGACGATGTGCTGTGGGCCAGGCGAGGCGAGCGCTCCAACTCGTTCGGTGCATACGCATACGCCAGCTACATACAAAGCAATTCTTCTTTTAATCTGTCGTGCGCGCCCGCGTGCGCACCCGCGCGCGATCAATCTTGAAATCTAGTGGAACAATAGACACACGGAGGTGAAACCCATTGCAAGGAACCCGCGAACGTGGTAAACTAGTCCTGAAGGATGGATGGGTTATCTGTCCCAAGTGCAAGACGATGAAGCTCCTGCGGCTGCCGCCGGACGGCAAAGTGAAAGCCTATGTCTATTGCCGGCACTGCAAACAGGAGCGATATCTGGATATCGATTTGAGCCTGAGCCAATGAGCCTGAGCCACATGGTCCGCATGATGCGGCCCGTGTCGGTTCAGGCTTTTTGTTTCGTCCGGAGGTGTGTGCCGTGCTGCTGAAACTCTGTGCCAAATGCGGGGCGGCGACGCCCAACCACAACGCCATCTGTGACCGGTGCGCGGAGCGCTTGCCAGCGATGCAGCGGGAGCGACATGCAGGCTATGACAAGCACCGCGACCCGGCCAAGGTGGCCTTCTACCGCTCCGGTCCCTGGCGGGCCCTGCGCCTCCGGAAGCTGGAGTCCATCGGCTACCGGTGCGAGGAGTGCGTGCGGGAGTGGCAGGCCGGGCTCCGGCGCGAGGAGGACATCGAGCTTGCCACGGAGGTGCATCACATCGAGCCCATTGACATCAACTGGGCCAGGCGGCTGGACATCACCAACCTCAAGGGCGACTGCAAGGCCCACCACAGCGCCGAAGAGAGCCATCACAAGCAGCCCAGGGGCGGGTCAAAAAGTACAGGCGGACGGCGCGCTTGACCGCACGGCCTCTGTTTTGCGGCAAAAACTCCCCGATGGAGGGAAACGCCCACCGGCGGCCGGGGCGGGATTGCTCTTTTCAGCAGTCGCCCGCGCGACGCCTGGGTGCACACGAGACAAAACCGGCCGAAAAAGGGGCAAAAATCGCGCCCTGGAATGTGTCCGACTTGGACACACCGGGCGGGAGAGGAGGATCGTCACATGCCCAACCCACGCGAACCCATCAACATCCTGCTGGCGAAGGGCCGCAAGCATCTGACCCAGGAGGAGACCCAGCGGCGCAGGCCCGCCGAGCCCACGGCCCCGGCCGACGACATCCAGCCGCCGGACTACCTGTCCAAGAAGCAGCGGGAGGAGTTCTCCGCCCTGGCGGGGGAGCTCCAGCGCATCAAGATCATCGGCAACGTGGACGCCGGGGAGCTGGCCCGGTACGTGGTGGCCCATGGCTTTTACGCCAGGTATACCAAGCTCCTGCGCACCCTGCCCAAGAAAAAGCGGGCGCGGCTGCGGGAGCTGCGGGCCAGGCTGGCGGGGGGGGGAGGGCGGGGCCGGGGCCGCC